ACTGTAATCTTTGAAGAGATCTATATTCATTTGCATATAATCGACAATTCTTGAATCGTCGACAGGTAATATTTCAAAATCTAATTCAAAGATTTGCCCTTGATATGGTAAATGAACTCTCAACATTTGGTTTTTAGTATCGTCAAGAATATCAATTAAATCTTGTTCAGTACGAATTATTTGTACTGTTTTCTTAGCTGCTTTAATGGTTTCGGTTGGTTGGTGTGTGCGGATGTGTTTCCTGTATCTTTGCAATGTTGCTTTTAATAGTTTAAATTCTTCATCAGTTAACTCTTTGTAAGCCATGCACTTATTAACAACAAGTAACTCATCTGCATTTAATGCTTCCAAAGGTAAATCTTGACATTCCCTTGGGAATGTTGTTTTGAGTAAATGTTGTTCCATTCTTGCAGCTTTTTCAGTATCCATAATGTTCGCCCTCCTCTTTTTAATGAAAATATATGATCATGAAAAAAAATTTAAAAAAAATAATAAGAAACAATAAGTATTATCGTTTCTTATATCCTCTAATTCCCCATTTTACTGTAAATGGTTTGTTTACATCTTCTTTACTTAATTCTTTAATGTATGCATTGTAAAATACATCGTCTTCAATAAGGTCTCCAGTATCTTCATCAAAGTCATATGATACTAAAGTTGCTTCAGTTTTATTATCAAACATTTTTTGAAGTGTAGGTCTTAAAGCAGGGTCGACGTCACTTGCTTCTGGTTCTACAGATACTGCACCATGCCTTGTTCCGTATGGGTCAGAACTGTTTAAAGCAGTTAACTCTTCACTGTCTCTTTTATAACCAGATTTAAAACCATCACAAACTATCTCAAGATCACCGTACATGATTTGAGCATTACTGAGTCTTACTTCATCAGGCATTCTTTCACCTCTAGTTTATTGCTTTCATAGCAGGATTTTTAATTGTCACTTCTACAAGGATAGCATGTGTTGCATTAATTCCTTGTATTTGCCCAACTAATTTCATGTCATATGGGTTAACATCAGATTCCATAAGTGTTAATTTAGTTCCATCTCCTGTGGAGGAATTATATGGAATCATTCTTTCTGTTCTAACTTCCTCATCGATTACTACATCGACTTTAGTCTGAGCTTTAACCATATATGATTTTACTTCATTAGCTTTGATTTGACTGTATACTGCTTTAAACACATTTCTCAAGAGATTATCTGCATTGAACCTGTGGTGGAATAATGCATCAGCAGGTTTTTGCTCTAATCTGTATGCGGTTGAAACAGCTAAATTAATTCTACAGTAAACATCATCACTGACAATTTCATCTCTTCCGAAGATGACCCCTGCAACTTGCAATGCTAATTCTTCAGCTTCAGTTCTTGCTTTGAATTCCCCTGGACTAACAGTTCTGTATTGTAAGAAACCAGGTTCAATGTAATATGGTGTGCAACATAATATAGCTGCATGTTTACCGAACAAATGAGGTTCAATTAAACCAATTCTTGATTTAAGAATTCCGCTTTCTGCAGGGTTTATTGCAATGATTTCTGCATCAGTTGCTTCTAATTTAGTAGTGAATGCTGTTCTTAAGTTTAAGTTTGCAGTTTCAGTACTGATACTTGCATATGCTGCTTTCATGAAATCAGTTAAAGTGTATCCATCATCAGAAATACTTTCTGCTCCAACGTAAAATTCAATGATTGCTTTTTTCATTGTTTTTGCAGTTGTTAATGCTGTTAACCATGCATTTTTTGTAGTTGCTGCACCAAGGTCAATAACATAAATGTAAGGCACACCAATATCATCTGAAGATTTTGGTTCTGCTTCTTCAAAGAAGTCTTTTAAAACTGCAAGCAATGGGTTGGTTGCGGTATCTGTTCCGATTCCACCATTTGCAATAGTTCTGTTGACTTCACTCCATTTACTAAATTTTTGAATTTGAGTTCCATCTACTTTGTAAGTTGAAGTTCCACTGTTTCCAGTTTTACCAATAAAGACAGGGATTTTCCCACCTGAACCTTCTAATTCATATTCAACGGATTCATCAAAATAAACTCCTGGGCGTTTAATAGTCATATCTATTAATCCTCCATTATTTTATTAAATTCATCTTGAGTTAATGTAGGTTTTATGTCCAACCTACCTTGAGCTTTTAATTCTTCTTCGTATTGTTCATATAAACCTGCGCGTGAAAGATTCATTACAATCAGAGGATAGTGCAAATCAGAAGATTGTACTAATTCCACTAATGTGAATTTTTCACTTGAGGTTTTTGTAGCTTTTTTATTTTTTGTCATAACAATTCCTCATCAACAAATAATGTATCGCTGACTGCACCACCAATTCTGTAATAATCATAATAACAAAAAGAAACATCCATAATGCTTCGTAATACAGGTGGAGTAGTAGTTATATCATCAAGAATATAAGGCGGAGCAACATCAAAGGTTGCTCTGATAATATCATAAGTTTTAAAAAAATTTTTATAGTGATATTCATGTGGTTTTGGACATTGATTTTTAATTCCTCTCATAGAATTGGGGCTTGTTGCTTCACATGATCTATTGAGAAATTTACAATTTCCATTAGCATAATTGTTACAAAATTTGTAATGATCTGATTGTACTTGATAAAACAATTCTTGAATTTTGTCTGTGATTTCATCTCTTTCATCTTCATTGTCACACCAGATGTTCAGTTCCATACTAATGCTTCTTTCCTCTCTGATGACTTGTTGGGAAATTGTTTTAGTTGGATTTGATTCATCGTATTGTGGATGTTCTGGTGAAAGAATGTAATCTTTGTTAGTGACATGTTTTTTAATGATTGCAGTTCCACCACTATTATCAATAGTGATGCATGGAGTTTTATCTATAGGGTAATCTCTTTTTACAATCCTAACATCAGTTCCATCATTTAGAATGATTTTCCCTTGCAGTATTTTTATGATAGCATAGATTGGTTTAATCATGAAGTCACCCCATTTTCTTTTAATGCTTTTTTCATTGCATTACTCATATAGTGTTCACTGGCTAATTCATTTACAACTTTCTGAGGATAATTCCTAGCGGGCATTTTTGAAGTCCCATGAACAACATAAACCCAATAATTCATGCTGTTTTTAACTAAGCCTTCTTCCTCTGAAATCTCACTTGAATGACCTCTTCTTAAGTTACCTGAAGCTCGATAATTAGTATTAGGCAACTGATTTCCAGGTCCTGGAGATTTCTTTTTGCATCTTGATTCAGCTTCCAATGTGGTCTTTTTGATTACTTGAGATTCACATTTTTTAACTGTGTCATGAGCTACCTTTTTATAAAAACTCGGATTGATTTTCACTTCAATACTCGCCACCATCATTAATCACCACCATTGTTTAAAGGTGTAGGTTTTCTTTGTTTTTGTAAAACAATTTTAGTGTGACGGGTTTGAATAAAATGAGTGTTAACCATTGGAGTTCCGACAATCTCGTAAGTGTCATCTTTTCCTTGAATTCTAACTATCATTCTAGGATTGATTGAGATATTGGAATCTATGATACATTTGTAAGTATCTTCTAATAGCTCTCCGAATTCTCTCATGTTGTCTGTTGGACTCATTGGTTGAAAGTTGCAAGGAACAGTTTCTGTTAAGTAGTATTCTTTTTGGGGTTCAAGATAAGAGTTAAATTCTGTTGATGACTCTCTGTAATCCCATAGTTCCAATTGTTCATTGGGAAAGAATACCATATTATATCACCTTTATTCTGATTGAGTAACAAGACTTTAAATCATTAATTCTAGACTGGATTAAATTACCAAGTGATGTTGAAGTATCATAATTAACAGAGGTATCCATCTCTTTAATTGAAGAGATTGCACCTTCATTACTAAAGTTAGTGGTTAATCTATATTTCAACATATCAAACAATAAAGGACTCACTTTTGATTCAATCACATTATCAGCTAAACATGCAACATATTCAATTACTAACAAACCACTCATATGTGAGTGTAAATAAAGTATGCCCCGTTCTTCATCAAGAACATAATCATCACTGGTTAACTCAACAGATCCAATTTTAAAATTAGTAACTTCACTAACAGGATAATAATCAACTTCATAAACACTTCCGTCGAAATTGTTTATTATCTCTTTGTGAGTTACTGGTTCAATTGGAATATTGCCAAGATAACCTTTTAATTCTGCAGTTATATTATTAAGAAGCAACTCCAATTCTTCATCAGAATAATCATACTCGATTTTTTCCAATAATAAGTTTGTTTTAAGAGTTTCAATATCAATTAAAGACATAAGTTGCCTCCAAAAAAATTTATATTTATACTTTTAAATTTATGTTCCTTCAGTGTCCGCTCCTTCAGTGCCATCAGTAGGTTCAGTTGGTTCAGTAGGTTCGGTAGGTTCAGTAGGTTCAGTAGTTTCAGTATCATCAAGTAATGCATCTACTTCAACAAACCAATCTTTAAACGCTACAAGAGCAGGACAGGATTCAAGTAATTTTAATTGGTCCTTAGTTAATGCCATTTATAATCACCTTTAATTAAAAAAATGGAGAATTAATTTTATTCTCCATCACCAATACCAGTAATAAGTCCATCTTGGAACTCACCAATATTTAAGCAGGTTAAGAAAGTAGCAATAACATTTTTGTAAGCTAATTTGTTAACAGGTAAATCTTGGATGAGTGTTGGTGGCATTAATCTTCTAACTTCAATAGTTGAAGAGTCAACGATAGCTAATTTATCATCGTTAGCAGAAACACTGAAGTTACCATCAACAAGTATTGGAATGTCAGTTCCAAACATGGATTCGTAACTGGTTACTCTGTGACCTAAACCGATATCGATTTTGTCATTGTATCTTCTGTAAGGTGCAACAATTGCTTTTAATTGTTTAGCAACACCGTAACTACATACGATTACATCAGGATTACCGCCATCGTTGATGATGTCTTCTAACATGTCATCAATAATGGATTCAGTGATAGGGTCACCAGATAAGTCTTCTTTGTGAGTAGTAATAGATTTGGTTAAACCTTTGAAGTTTTTAGCTGCGGTAGTTCCAAGACCTTCAAGTAAAGCTTCATCAGTTTTGTTGTTAACTTCAATGAATCTTTTGTCGATTTGTCTTTGTAACAAGTCAAGATTCCAGTTCCCCATTTGAGCCATCATTGAAACTTCAATAGGTGCAACAATGGTTTTCATTTTGTCTTTTATTTCACTGATGGATTCAGCGTTTGCTGCAGGAATGTCATCTAATTCATCGATGAATACAACATCACTGTTACCAGGAGTTTCTTGGAAGTAACCTGCTAATGCAGCTTTACCATCAAACACCTGACCTTTGCTTTCTAAAAATCTGAGGAAAGGTGCTTTTTCAAAAGTTTTAGTTTTTAATACATCACTGTATTCAATTTGCATTGAATCAGGGTAGTCAGAAACCTGTTGGAAAGTTTTCTTTAATTCGTCTAATTCAGCTCCCTGAGCTGCAACTTTAGAGACAATTTCGTCCATAGTTAATTCAGCCATAATTAATCGCTCCATTTATTAAAATTATTTAAAAAGATTTTAGTTTTTTTTATAAAAAACATTTAAAAAAATTTATTCTAGATTTTTCATTGCTGCCGCCATGATTGGGTTAGCTGCTTTTTGTTTTCTCAAAAGCATTTCAGCAGCATCTTTTGAAGAGTAAGTAGATTTAGTTTCAACTTCTTCAGGTTCGTCATCAGTATGATCATCTAAACTTTTTTTGTATTGTTCAAATTTAGATCCTTTACTGGTGCGTTGTTTGTCTAAGTCACCAAACATTTTAGCTGCAACCTGGTCTGCGAAGTCTTCACCAAAGTAATTTGCAATACCTTTGTTGATTGCGTCAGTTATCATTTCTGGTGAGATGCTTTTTGCTTCTTCAGGTTTTTCTTCCTCTTCCTCATCGTCAGGTTTTTCATCTTCTTCAGTGGATTTGGTTTCACCTTCAGCGGTTGCTCCACTTTCTTCTGAGGATTCTTCACCAGATTCTCCGTCATCTTCATCAATTAACTCTGATACTTTAGCTTCAACAAGAGCATCTAACTTAGATTCAACTTTATCAACAATTTCTTGAGAAATAGTTTCTTCTTTCTCAGCCATGTACTCGTTAATTAATTCTATGACTTGGTCTTCTGTTAAACCAGAATCTTCAGTTGATTCTTCTTTAATTTTCATGTTTTTAGCGGTCATAGTTTCACCATTCATATTTTTTACAATTTCATAGCATGCTCCAGTAATACAAGTGGATTCTACTAATCCTTTACTGGTTGTAACTGTTCCAAAAGTATCCCAGTTAGCAGGCATTGCTGTAAGACTAATTTCGTGTAATTCAATTGCATTTATAATGCGGTTTTTCTCATCATAACTAGTGACATATCCCCCAATGGAAAGTCCTAAACGGACACCAGTTTCCAAAAGGTCTTTTATGTCAGGAGTGTGTTTTTTAGTGACTAAGAATTTAATCTTGAGCTGCTTATCCTCCACAGTAGATTCTTTAATAGCACCAATCACATCTTCCAAATAATACCAATGGTCTCCATGCAAGTTTAAATTCATTGCTTGCTCTGCCATTGATTCAATAGCGGAACTTGATACTATTTCATTATCTAAATCTCTACTTGTTGTAGAAGCAATTCCCTCAAGTAAGATTCTTTCATTATCACTTCCATCTTCACTTTTAGTGATGAAGTTATTCACACTTTTTTGAGTTAATGGAGAATAAACCTTAAATTCTTTTTTAATCATTAAATCTGACTCCATTAAAAAGTTTGCTTCGCATAAAAAACTCCTGTGGTTTTTTCTTTAAAAGTCAAAAAGGAAAAAAACTGTTAGAGTACGTGTTAAACTATTATTGATTTGAGGGGAAAAAGAATTGAAAAGAGTCTAAAAAAGTTTACGAAAAAACCTCAAAAAAATAAAATCTTTTTTTCCTAATTGACTTAAAAAGAAAAAAATACAAAAAAGGAGGTAACACAATCTGTCCGATTATTAGATGCTTATCCAAAGGCACAAATATATTATGCATTTTTACGCAAAAGCTCGGTTGGTTGAGTTTAATGACTTCCCAGGTCAAATCTCATAAAGTAGCGAAATGAGAATTAATCAGTTAAATCAACACTCTGTGGATTTTCAACACGTTCCAAATCTTCAATTGAATCTACCACAGGTGCATAAGCGCATCTGCAATTAGGATGCATTGGCAACAATGATTGAGCTTCTTGAATGCTCCATGGGTTATTGTCTTCTGCATCTGCACAATCATCACAAACAAGACTATCTTGAGCAGTTATGATTTCAACTTCAGTAACTCCATAATTCACATAGGCTTGTAATGTTCCTGTATTAACCGCTCGCGCATGTTCGGTTCTAGCTATCATCTCCGCCCTAGTACGGACAGAAATATTATTATTGATTGGAGTTAAAGGCAGCTCCATTAGATTTCTCATTGTGGTTTGATAACCATCACCACTTGCAACTGCATTGAAAATAACTTCACGAATACCTTCTCTTAATTCAGTATTCATGTTAGTGACTAAATCAAAGTTATAATTGGTTAAATTGTATAATGCAATACGGTCTGCTTGAGTATATGCTAATACTCCACCAATATCACTATACCCTAATTCACTTCCGATTTTGTAGAATCGTCTTATGAATTTTTCACTGTCACTTGCATTGTAAGCAATTAAATCATCAAGTTTTTGTTTTATACCACTATTGCGGAAGAATGCATCAATTTGATTTTGATTCATACTGGATAGTTCTGCAAATTCTTCACTTCCCAGGTATTCTGCAACAGTTTCAATTTGCTTATCTAAACCACTAACAAGTGATTGCAAGTATTCAATTTCTTCAGGAGATAACTGTTTACAAAAAGGAATTCTGATGAAGTCCATTATTTTAATCTCCTTTATAGTTGATAATATTAGAATGATATAATTTTGATTTGTATTTTTGAACTGTGTCAATTGCTTTATCAATACCTAAAGGTTCAATTGATGTTGGGTTCATCAGATTTGGTGTGACTGCGTAGTTTTGATAATTCATTGGAACATTTCCCCATGCAACAGGTTCGTCACCGTAAGTGGATCTAACCTCATTAATACTGAGTGAACCATTTTTCAATCTGATGTCTTCAATCTGAGCACGGTTTAATTTGTCTTCAATATCCAACTCACTGAACTGGAATAATTCATCAAACCCATTATGTCCAAGGGATTTATTGAATGCTCCCTCAATGAATGCAGCTCTTCCCTGTAAAGTGTCTTTGAAGTTTTTTTTCTGTGATTCACCAGACCCTGTTCCAAGGTTTGCGGTTTCAATCACACCAACCATTGCAGGTTGAGCACCATAACCTGTGATAATCATGTCACGTGCAAGTTCAAGTAGTCTTCCCCAATCCATATCTCTTGAATTGACGGAAGGTGATGTGAACACTCCTCCTTTAATGGCTAATGTTCCACCTTTTTTCTCTTCTTGCTTTAATGCTCCAAGTCTTGCAAGTTCATTTAGGAATGATTGGTTATCCATGTCCTTGTCAAATGAGAGAACTGCTTTAGGGTCGATTCCATCGTTTTCCATGATTTGTTTATTATATCGCATTCCAAGGAACATGATTGCAATCGCCAATCCAATCTTGTCTATTTTACACATTCCCCATTTAGAACTTTTGAGTTGAATGTCTGGTTCATGAATATGAATCAATTCTTCAGGTTCATATCTAATATCAATCTGACGGAATCCCCATTGTTCAGTGTCATCATACCACTTCATTAATTCAGATGGCACATAAGTTAAACCTGTTGGAACTTTCTGCTGAAATATTTCCTCATGGTTTACTTCAATGAATGCATCTCCTGTCCCTTCAAAACTACGGATATATTGTGAATGGAACATTGGATATGTAACTTCAGATTTATACCCTTGAGGATTGTTAAACAAATTATATAAGTAATTAGTTCTTGCAATATTAATCTCAGCTTCATCTAAATTGTTAATCTGAAAACCAGTAGCAAGGAGACTGTCAATTTCAACTTGAATACAACGATGAACATATACATTATTCAAAGCTTGATAGTATACCTCAAAATCTCCTCCTGGTTTGTTACTTCTTCTTTGAGCCCACCCATAATTCCCCAAGAAAGCATTATACAGACTGTTATCTTGAGGTCTTCTGATACCAGGCAAATTAAAAATTGTTTTTTTAAGATTATCGATAAATTTCATAAGTATACTACTCCTACCTGTGGTGTAGATTTAATCATACGTGGTCCAAATATACCGCCACGCCACATATCGCAGCAATGATCATCAACTTTGAGAGGTTTATCTTCACCTCTTTGTTGAGCTTTCTTATCCCAGGCATAACTTTGGGCTTGACTTATACTGTTAACACATCCAACATGAATTTTGAATTTTCTATTTGCAATCAGATTCTGAATTGCAGTGATATCTTCATAAGTGTTTGGTGCATAAGTTTCCACTTCCATTTTTATTCTGGAATCTTTTTGGCATTCAGCTTTAAGGCTTGCTGCATCGTGAGGTAAATAAATCGTATTAGAATTAGTTAAATGATATTTGTCTTGAAGTTTTATTATGTCTTCAACCCTTTCACTGTCGGATTGGGCTGTGCCTTCTTTTTCTTTATCGTAATAAGTTTCTTCAAGCAGGTAATAGGAATTTCCTTCAGTTTCATCTTTATGTATTCCCATCACTCCAAATGTTGTAACTGTACTTACACCGTAGTCACAGCAGATGTTTATGTCATCCAGTCTTGGAGCTTTGGTGAATGTATTTTCAGATTCAACAAATTTATCATAGATTGCTCCTTCTGCAATAACCCACAATCCAAGAACGTAACGTTTGTATTGTAATTGTGAATTGCTATAAATTAATTTTAGTTGTTCTACATATTCTTCTGATAAGTTTGGATTGTCTTCTAATGTGAAGTGCCATACTTTAACAACACCTTTTTCTTTTAGTTCAGTATTGTTGATATATTCTTTGAATATGTAATGATACGGACTGTCAGGGTTCATGGTCCAGAATATTTTTGCTCCTGGAAGACTGCACCTGTTGACTGCCATTTTCATTGCGGATTCTGGTGCGGTTGCTGCTTCATCTGCATACCATCCTCCAACAGTCATACCTCTTATCTTATCGGTTGCTCCTTCATCATTGAATCCTACTAGGTAGATTCTTTTGTCACCGATATCAAGGTATCCATCGTATTTGTTATAATCATAATGTAATTTCCCATGAATCATTTTTATTAAATCATCAATAACATTACGTTCTAATGTATCTCTGGTTTTTCCAGTCATCAAGAATCTGTCATGAGGACTGCTGACTACAAATTCTAACCATCGGACATTAGCGTTAATTGTCTTTGATGATCTAACACTTCCATGTAAAATATTTATGAATGCATCACTATTGTCAAGAAAATCTAAAGCTTTCTTTGAAAACAAACCATATTTGAAAGGTTTAACTTTATTGGTATATTTCCCTCGACTTTTTGATGGCATCAGTTAACTCCTCAAATCCTGTAGCAATACTATCTTCAAAACTTGGTTCAGCTTGTTTTAAGATATTTGTTTTTGCGTTGATTGCAGAAATACCCTGTTTACGTTTTTCTAATTTTAATTTCTCAACTTTAACTTGGTCCACTTCAGGGTCTCCTTCTAATCTTTCAATATCGATATTGGTATTTAATGCATCATCAATGATTATGTCTAACTTTTCCAAATCTGAAGAAATTTTTTTAACTGCTTTTTGTTTTTTCTTCTGACTATTTTTTTGACTTTGAACTTGTTTAGCTTCTTTACTTTTTTTCTTAGTATAATCAATCACTGCTTCTTTAGTGACATTAAGATGTTTTTTCTTATAATTGTGGATTGCAGTATGAGAAATCTTTTCATTATATTCATTTTTCAAGAAACTAGAAACAAACCTTGGAGACTTCCCTCCTAATAACAAGTCATCAATTTCATTTCTATGCTCACTCTTTTCAACTGCACTTCTTGGCGGCATTTTATCCCCACCAATTCATCTATAAATGTAAAGGTTTACAAGTGTAAAGTGTAAAGGTATTGTAAAGGTTTACACTGTAAAGTATTGTAAAACTATAAAAAAATTAATCATATAAATTTGAATAATACTCCCACAACTATCGATATTATGATAGGTGCACCTATAGCAACTGTATTCCTGAAGCTTCTTTGTGATGCTACAAAATCAGTTAATTGTTCTTTTGTATCTGAAAGTTCTTCAGAGACTTTATCGAATTTATCTTCTAAGTCTTTGAATTTTTTATCAATTGCATCGTTGTTTTCTTCTCTTGATTTTTGACTTGCTCTTAATAGTACTGTCACTTCAGTTACCCTTTCGATTAATTCTATTTGTTGTTGTCGGTCTGTTGCCATTTGTTTGTTGATTGTGTGGAGGTCTTCTTTTTTGTTTTCGAGTCTTGCTTTTAGTTGTGCTTGCTCTGATTCTAAGTGTGCGAATCTTTCTTCATATAAACATGTGTGTTTAGCAGGCATCGTCATCGTCTCCAGCAATATATTCATCGTTTAATACTGGAGCATCATTATCAAAGATTTCATTTTCAGATGCAGTTATTGTTGTTGGTTCAGCATTATTGCCGAATAAAGTGTTATGGTATTTTGCATTGATGTATGCGAATGCAGTAAATACAATGAATGAAATTATTTGGGTTAAGATTGTTTGATCTATTCCCATTTGGAGCAATGTTGCTCCCCATTTACCGAATATTATTCCTGCAGCCATTAGTATAATGGAGTTCAGTACTGTTGTTGAGTTTCCTATTTTATTTTCCATAATCTTATGTTCCCCTGTTAAATTTATAATAAAAAAAATAAAATGCTATGGTGGAGTTTGACCTCCATCATAAAAACACCATGACTTTTTATTGAAACCAATAAAATGTTTTTGTCGAGTGAAATAAATTTACTGAGAGACTTTTTTTGCCATGTATTTTAACCATAGCATGAGACAATGTGTTTTATCCTCCACTAAGAAAAAATAAGGTGATAAAATGAATTAACTTAAGAGTGAGTGAAATTTGTTTTCAAGAAAGTTATTTTTTTTTATCAGTGTTCAAATTATTATTCTTGAGATTTAAAAAATTATTGGCAGTGTAAGATTTTAAAATGATTTAATTATGAAAGAGTAAAAATTTTTTTTTTAAGCATGTCCTGATTTGTGCAGCAGGTTCGTGGTTTATTTTTATATTTAGTTATAACTCTTAAACTTCATTTTTCGCCAAATATTTTTTCCCTAGTGGAGGATGAAACACATCTTAAATTTTTAACCCGTACTTGAATTTAAAATGAAATCCTGCAACATATGGGTATGTTCCCCGTGTTACTTCACCGCATTTTGGACAATATTCTTCTCCCCATTCATCTTGAGTAATTTTACTTTCACATGATGGGCATCGTGTTAATGGTTCTGTGGTCTGAAAGCTTCGGATGTAATCAAGGCGTTGGATGTACTTATATAATTCCAGGTCATCCTTTTTTAGCTGAGCCATTATTCGGATATTGCCAATATGCTGCAAGTAATACTGTACAGGATTTTCATCTTTTAAATTTTCGTATAGGTTATCATTTTTCATGTCCTCTATTAATATAATAGGAGTTACTGGCAACATTCCTTTTTTAATAGTTTCCTGTTTTGATAAGGTCATCATGGTTATCTAAAAGTGTTGGGTTTATCGTTATTGGTGAACGTTTCATGAAATAATCTGTTATCCTGCAAAGTATTAATTCAAAAACTGCATCAGTTAAATTATACTTCTGGGTTATACTGTAATTTTGCAATCTGATTTTTGGAGTTTCCAGTTTTTTCAAAAAGAATACGAATGCTAATATGATTGTTTCATCGCTAGCTCTTCGGTGTAAGCTTTTGAAGTTGTTATTGAATATTTTGACAAGGTATTTCACATTTTCTTTTTGGTAATGAGTTAATACCAAGTATTTAGCTTCAAGGGTTAACTGGTCCACTATTAGCATTCGGTGTTTTAATGTGGATTCTTGTTTTAATTGTTGGTCATATTCTGGTGATCTAACTTCTCCAGGAGCATAATTTTTATCATACTTTCTTAACAATCTTGCATAATTAGTCACTGTTATCACTCCACATTTAATACTTCTTTGAGGTCTTTGTTTATTTTTCGAACCAACATGTTAGCGTATGCTAATGCTTCTTTATTGTTTAAGAAGCTGCCATTATCATAATAAATTCTACCAATTAAACCTCCCTTATACTTTATGTCTATTATTGGTTCATCAACAAATGCGTTGCATTCAAAATGTTTGTAAATATTCTCATTGAGGAATTCTTTGTCTACAGTAATTATGACTTCATTTGAATCTGCTGAAGGTTCAACAGTAATGCTGTCATTGATTATTCCTTCTAAAAATTTCTTTTCCAACATTGTTATAACTCCGCAATACATCTTCTTTTAATAATTAAACATAATTTGCTCATGTTCATTTCCATGTAATTTGGTCTTTTTTCTAATTCTTCGATTATTATCTGTTTAATGTCTTCTTTGCGTTTACATTTTGATTCATACCATGTTGCTCTGACATAATCGAAAATCATATCTACAATATCTTCATCCATTATTCATCACTTCTTTTTGGATTTCTGGTGTCTATGTCTAATCTGTTTTCTTTTAATGCATGTCTCCTGTATCTACGATATTCACTATCAGTTAGATTTAATTGTTTTTTGATTTCAGTTACTTTTAGTTCATTTGCATTGTATAATCTGATGAATTCTTCGTAGTTATCCCAGTAATCTTTAGGGTCTCCTTCAATAATATTAAAATTCATTATTATCCCTCTGTGTATGGGATGTTATATTTGTCTAAGATTTCTTTTTTAGCAATGTTTAATTCCCTAATTTGGTTCTGATGGTAACCTATTTGAGCGTCAATCGCCCTTATTGTTTCGTTTACTTCATTCATTATAACAGTTTCCTTATTTGTTTTAAAGCTTCAACGTAGCCTCTCCAGTAACCTTTATCATCTCCATAGTGTAACCTGTGGTATGGTGTTTGTAAAGGTTCTGCGGTTTCTATTTTTTTTTCAATATTTTCAGTTAAATTTTCAAGTTTGTCCTCTAATTCAGTGTTGTTCAATACTTCTACAAGTTCATCAACACTATATGCAAATCCTAAACGTTGGTTATAGACATATTTGTTGTTTTTAAATGCTCTGTCTTCACCACATAAAGGACATTCTTCAACTTTAAATCGAGGTTCATCAGGATTCCAGGAAGGCAGCACTACTGCCACTGGCTTTTCATTACTATTCATATTACTCACCATTTCACTAAATTCTTCATTAAACTGTCTGTATAATTGTCCACTTGTTGGAGCGGTTAATATCTTGTATTGATTTTGAAACCATTTTTTAATCTTCGTCCATTTCAATTTCACCAGTCCTTAGTAAATGTTTAACAAGATCATCTTTTTCAATGACCTGGAGAAACTCAATTAAAGTATTAGCAGCATTGTGATTATGGTCACATAATAACAGTCCATCAGTTTCTTCATACTGTTTCAAGTAATATTGAATCATTTCTAATGCTTTTGTTTCAATATTCATTGATTCTTCTTCTAATTCATCAATCTGGCTTTGTAAATAATGGATTGTGTTTAATTGTTTGTTTAATACTTCAGTGATTTTTTCATAAGTATGATATTTTATATTGTCTGCATTTTCGTTAAACTCAATTATTCCATCATGCCTTGCTTCAAATTTAGTCATTACCTCACCCTATCACTACAATTCAAGTTTCTATTTTCGTTCAGTGTTTGTTTTGCTCTTTTTTCTGATTTAAAATCAACATAATTCGGATAAGTGATGTTTTTATCCATCCATTTTAAGATTTCTTCTATTGTTTTAGGTTTAGTCATTCCAGTTACCCTCATCATACTCTTAAATAAAATCTATCTTCAGTTGTCATTCGTGGAGCAACTATACAATAAACATCAAAAATATCATATGTATAATGTAACCTTAAAGGGGAATCATATGCTATTAGTTTCAATCCAATATCAGTTGCTCCAGGAATTACAGTAGTTTCTAATAACTCAGTAGAATAAACTCCATGATACCTGCCATTCCTAATTTCAATTTGATTACACTCTTCCATTTGTATGAAGCGATCTAACTCCTCATAATCAAACGAATCATAAGTTAAATAGTATACATCATCAAATTTAAATAAATCAACAGACTGTTTTATAATTGCATCTATAGTTATTCTTTTTAATTTCCATTCGCCTAATGCAACATTGCTCATATCATATATGCAAGGATATTTGAAACTTAATCCCAAATCAGATTTTTTTGCACGAACTTTAAACAAAACAGTACTATTGCTGTTTATCCCATCAATACAAATGTGCTCATTGGAATTGTATAATATAAATTCCTCAATGTCATACCATCTAAAATATCTTCTGTTTAGATTTGGGATTGATTGACATAAATCTATAATTTTTTCAATCATTCCACGTCCCCATCTAAAATTTTTACATTTATGCCTACATCTGACAATGCTTGTCGGTAGTTCTCACATTTCTCTTTGAGTTCTTTGTTTTCTTTATATAACTCCCTATTAGTTTCAACAAGTTCATTTAATTCTTGTATGATTTTTTTTGCTTGATAACCACTATGAGCATAAGCAAAATGTTTATTTCTGTCTAATATTTCCCAGTCATCTTCATCTTTTTGAGTAAATCGTTTTTCAGTCATTCCTAATCAC